TACTGTACACGTTACAGGTCACAGTTTAGGTGGAGCTGTTGCACAAATAATAGGAATGTGGCTTCACAAGAGAGGTAAGAATGTTCAAATTTACTCTTACGGATCACCAAAAGTTTCTGATCAAGTTTTGTCTGGTGGACAACCCACTCATTGGCGTGTGGTTCGGCGTAGTGATCCTATTCCTTTTACTCCTCCTTGGCCTTACAGTCATACAGGACTTTTTATAGATAGTCAAGACTTAGATTGGGGTGTAGATAACGATAACGGATTAATTTCCAAAACAGACGGGTTAGATCATGCAATAGCGAAATATGTAGAAACATTAAAAGCACAAAGGTAAAAAATGCCAATACAAACCATGCAACAAGTTGCAGAGCATTCTCTATTCAAGGCGGCTTTGCCCCTTGTCTGTGCAGCCTTAGTTGGAAGTATATCATGGATATTTGTATCAGTCATGGATTTAGACAAATTAGTACATAAAATTGAAGATTCAGAAATACCACAAATTAATCAAGACCTCGCGCAAGGTTATAAAAAAATAGAAGAACTGGAAAAAGCATTGACAGACTTACGAATTAGATTTGCAGAACTTGCATCACCGGGTCATCCCTCTAAAAAGCCATATCGCGATTGGAGTTCAATTGACGATAGATGAATAAATATTACAATAATAACAATAATAGGAGAAATAAGTAAATGGAAACAATGTTAGCAATTTTTGGCGCCAAGTGGTGTTGTGTTTTTGCATCTACCGCTGGAGGATTGACTAATGGATTAGTTCATAAATGGTTAGGGTGGGTCAAAGAAGCAAAGAATTTAGCATTAGCAGCATTAGTAGGTTGGATTGCAGCAGAATTCTTTATCCCTGCATTAATGGAATCATTTGAATTTGGCCCGTACACGGCTCTAGCAATAGCATTTTTTATTGGGTATAGTGGTATTAGATTGTTACCTCATCTAGAAAAGAAAGTTTTTAGTAAGTTAGATAAAGCAATAGATTCTGTCGGTGAGGACAAAGAAGAAGAAAAAAAATAATTAGCAGAGAAGGATTAATATGGCAGAAGAATTAGTCGATTTTGGATTTAGTGCCGTAACGGCAGATGAATACGAAAGAGACAATACAGATGGAGAAAACACAGGAAGTGGAGGTTCTGCTAGTCCTGAAGCATTAGCATCAATGGATGCCAAGATAGAACAGATCATGGCTGTACTATCGAGTAAATCTGATGCACCGCCAGATGATTTTGGATTTTCTCAAGAAGATAAAGATAAACAAGATGAAACGTTAGCAGGCATTGAACTAAAGATTGATAAAATTCTTTCATTAGAACAAGATGAAGAACGTGCACAAACCACAGCGGATATCCTCGCTCAATTAAATGATGCAACAGGAGAGTCTAGAACATCTTCTGCAAAGGCAACTGAAGCTGTAGGAAAACAAGATGAAATCATGAAGTTCTTAGAAAGTATGTCACCAAAGATTGACAAGATTCTTAAGTTGGAGAGTCTTGAAAGTCTTCTAGAGGGAACATCAGGAAAGTTAGATGACTTGACTGCATCTCAAGTACAAACTGTTACCGCAGAACCACCTGACTTAACTCCGATCATAACGCGATTAGAATTCATGGATAAGGATATCCAGAAGATTCTAAAGATGGAACAGTTAGAAGCTGTCACCGCACTTCAAAAATCTTCACACGATATGACCTCATTGGCCAAAGAACTTGAAGAAAGAAAAAAAGATATTGATCTTAAATATAAATCACGTATGTTAGCAGTAGAAAAGTTGATTCTTCCTTTGATAGAAAATCTTATGAAAGATGGAAACACTAAAGAGTACATTAGATGGCCAAATAGAATACCAATCTTAGAAGCTCAAAAACAAAAAATCGTACAAGTTACTAGGTCTGAGTTATGAAATTTAAAGACTTAAAACAAGAACTTATAGAAGGTGTATATGATCCTGGGATCTTCAAAGCATTCTTCTTAGCAGGAGGAGCTGGAAGTGGTAAATCATATTCAGCAGAAAAAGCAACTGGTTCTGCCGCAGGAAAGTTTCAATGGCACGAAAAAATAGAAGATAAAATTACGCCTGGCAAGGTCGGCCCTTATGGACTGAAAGTTGTCAACTCAGATGAACAATTAGAGATGGGATTACTGAAAGCAAAGATGTCTTCTAACATGAGGACTTATACTGATGATGAAACAACAAAAAAAGAACTGATTCGTGCAAAAGCAAAAAAGACAACCGCAAAAAGAGAACAGTTATGGGTCAATGGAAGATTAGGACTAATCATCGATGGTACTGCTCATGACATACGAAAACTCGGAACAAGAAAGAAATACCTTGAAGATGTTGGTTATGACACCTACATGATATTTGTCAATACATCTCTTGATATTGCTCTTCAACAAAATCAAGACAGAGCTCGGAAACTTAAAGATGAAGTTATTCATAAAACATGGGAAGAAGTACAAAGTATTAAAGATCAACTCGCTAACCTATTTCCTGGCGGATTTGTTGAGATTGTCAACAATAGAGCTGGAGAAGATGTATTTCGAAAAGCATTCGTTGAAGTAGGCAAACTTATAAAAACCCCACCAAACAAACCCGCCGCAAAAATGTGGATTGCACACGAACTGGAACAAAAAAACAGAACTTGACATATTGATATTTCGTGGTATAATATAGTATGAGCTTATATACAGATCAAAAATATGTGGGATTAATATCCCCTCGCCTAGATTTATTCAAACAGGTTCGACAAAATCTTTGGAATTCACGATGTCCCATTTGTGGTGATTCTCAAAAGAATAGATCAAAGAAACGATTGTATATTTTCGCAAAGAAGCAAGACTTGTTTGTGAAGTGTCATAATTGCGGATATGGTGCTTCTCTTGGAAACTTCATAAAACAACTTGATCCTCATCTTCATGGTCAATATATCATGGAAAGATATAGTCAAGGTCAAACTGGTCGTGGTAAAACTAAAGAACCAGAATTTCACTTTGAACCACCAAAATTCAAACCTAGACCAACTACCATCGATTTACCCTCTATAGGCTCTCTCACACGCACCCACCACGCCCGTTTATTTTACGAAGGTAGGAAGATGCCTAATAATTTCTTAGACAAAGTTTTCTATGCGGAAGACTTTAAAGAGTGGGCAATATCAGTATCCGAAATAGATTATTCTAATTTGGGTAAAGAAGAACCAAGAATGGTTATCCCATTTTTTGATACAGAAGGAAAACTAATTGCCGCTCAAGGAAGGGCTTTGGGTAGTCATGAACTCCGATATATTACTATCAAGGTTACTGAAGACAGCCCTAAAGTTTATGGTTTGGAACGATGGAAATCAGAGGAACATACATATATTGTAGAGGGGCCAATTGATTCTATGTTTCTTCCAAATTGCCTCGCGGTTGCCGGAGGCGATCTTCAGTCAATAAAAATTGATAGAGAACGCTGTGTATTAATATTCGACAACGAACCTAGAAATGAACATACTGTTAAGAAATTGATGAAAGCCATAGATGATGGATGGTCTGTTGTTATTTGGCCTAAAGAGAAAAAGTTTAAAGATATTAATGATTTAATTATGAGTGAACTATCAACTGATGAAATTCTTGAAATGATAAATAAAAATACTATGAAGGGATTAGAAGCGGATTGGGCAGCAAGAAAGTGGAGAAATGTCCAATGAAGAAGTAAAAGTTCATGATCTTGGGTTCGTAAAATTACTTGATGTCATGGGCAATGATGAAGAAGTTGAAAATGCTGCACGTATTAGTTACGGTGAAGGAACACGAAAGACAAGTGCAACAAGAAACCTCATTCGATACTTAATGAGACATAAACACACCTCACCCTTTGAGATGTGTGAGATCAAGTTCCATTTAAAACTTCCTATATTTGTTATGCGCCAGTTAGTCCGCCATAGGACAGCAAACCTGAACGAGTACTCTGGACGGTACTCAGTCATGTCAGATGACTTTTATTTTCCAAAGGGGAAAAATCTTAAACCCCAATCATCGACAAATAAACAAGGTAGAGAAGAAGGAGAGTTAGGTAATGATACAGGCGAAATTGAATTTGAAATATTTCGGATCTTCGATGGAGCAAAGAACGCCTATCATAACCTACTAAATTGGAATCTATCGAGAGAGCTCGCAAGGATAGTGCTCCCCGTGTCGAATTATACTGAAGTAATATGGAAAACTGACCTACATAATTTTTTTAATTTTGTCAAATTGCGGGGGGATAGCCACGCACAACAAGAAATACAAGATTTTGCTCATGTAATGTATCATTTGGTTAAACCACATTTCCCATTGTGCTGTGAAGCATTTGAAGATTATATCAGAGATGCGGTTACATTTTCAAAGAAGGAAATGGAGATTATAAAAGACAATCTCAATAATATCGTTGCAACTGATAGATTGTCAGGACGAGAAGAAACGGAATTTTTAGAAAAGCTAAAATAGAAAGAAGAAATCATGCTACCTACCGAATACCAACAATTTATTCATTTATCGAGATATGCAAGATGGGATTATGACAATGGTCGAAGAGAAACATGGCACGAAACAGTAGAACGATATTTTGATTTCTTCACAAAACATTTAAAAGAAACGTGTGAATTTAGTTTAGATAATGGAGCAAGAGTTGAATTAGAAACTGCAGTTAAAGAATTAAAGATAATGCCGTCTATGAGATGTCTCATGACAGCGGGTCCTGCATTAGAAAAAGAAAATGTTGCTGGATATAATTGTGCCTACGTGAAGGTAGATCAACTCAGATCATTTGATGAAATTCTATACGTGCTGATGAATGGTACGGGTGTGGGATTTTCAGTAGAAGAAGAATATACAAATCAACTTCCATCAGTACCAGATCAACTATATGAAACAGATACTACTATTGTCGTTGCAGACTCTAAATTGGGGTGGGCTAGGGCGTTTAAAGAACTTGTATCACTACTTTTTGGTGGACATATACCAAGATGGGATATAAGCAAGGTTAGACCCGCAGGCGCACCACTAAAGACCTTTGGAGGGCGTGCTTCCGGTCCTGAACCTTTAGTAGATCTATTTAATTTTATGGTTAGCACAATCAAAAGTTCAATAGGAAGAAAACTTAAACCAATAGAATGTCATGATATTGTTTGTAAAATTGCGGAAATTGTGGTCGTGGGTGGCGTCCGCCGCTCTGCTCTCATTAGTTTATCTAATCTTAATGATAGAGAAATGCGATTCGCCAAACACGGAGAATGGTACAAAGACAACGTACAACGTGCACTCGCAAACAACTCAGTTAATTATAAAGAAAAGCCAGATGTAGGAACTTTCATGAGAGAGTGGTTATCTCTCTATGATTCCAAATCAGGAGAACGTGGTATTTACAATGGGTTAGCAAGCAAACATCATGTAAATGACCTAAATACTAGAAATAGGGATAAAAATGGCACATACATTCAACGAAGAGTGGTACGAGATGATTTCGGCACAAATCCTTGCAGCGAAATCATTTTACGATCCAGGGAATTCTGCAACTTGTCCGAAGTTGTACTCAGAAGCAACGACACTATCCAGTCTATCAAAGACAAAGTTAGATTTGCAACTATCCTTGGAACATTCCAATCTACACTCACAAGCTTCAAATATCTCTCAAGAGAGTGGAGTAAAAATTGCGAGGAAGAACGATTACTGGGAGTTTCACTTACCGGAATCATGGATTGTGCCCTAACTAATGGTACAAAAGGCAATATAGACAAAGTACTGACTGAATTACGAGAAGTAGCAGTCGAGACAAATAAGGAATACGCAGACAAATTAGGGATTAATCGCAGCGCATCAATTACATGTGTTAAACCTAGTGGAACTGTTTCCCAACTTGTAGATTCTGCTTCTGGTATTCATGCCCGCCATAACCCCTTTTATATTAGAACTGTAAGAGCGGATAATAAAGACCCCCTGTGTAAAATGATGAAGGCCGAAGGTTTTCCGAATGAGCCGGATGTTAATAAACCTGAACACACAACTGTCTTCTCATTTCCGGCGAAAAGTCCAAAGGGGGCAATTTGTAGAAATGATATGACTGCATGGAAGCAGTTATCACTATGGCATACTTATGCAAAAAAGTGGTGTGAACATAAACCTAGTGTAACTGTATCTGTCAAGGAAGATGAATGGGTAAACACTGCTGCTTGGGTCTATGAAAATTTTGATGATGTAAGTGGTATTAGTTTTTTACCATTTAGTGATCATACTTATAGACAAGCACCGTACCAAGATTGTACTGAAAAAGAATATAACGAATTAGAAAAGAAAATGCCAAAGAAAGTCAATTGGGCTGCTTTGGCAGAATTTGAAACTCAAGATTATACCAGTGCTAGTCAAGAGTTTGCGTGTACTTCAGAGAAAGGGTGTGAAATTGTTGATATTTCTCCGCAAGTAACAACGTAGAAAGATTATATATATCAATAATCAAACACTATTTAACTGGAGGGTGTATGCCCCTAAAAGATAAATTTGGTATGTGGTTAGAGGATGTAAAAGATAAAGTTTATTTTACATTCAAACGAGATAAGATAGAAAAAGAAAATCTCTACGAAACTAGATGGGTGTGGTATCATACTGTACTAGTTGTAGAGCTGTTTATAATAATTATTTTATTGTGGTATATAGCGATATGAAAACTTATACACCTGTATATTTTATAAAAAAGGTTTTAATATGTTTATTAATATTAATTCCTGTAAGCATATTCATTATGAATCTTACATCAGTAAGAGCAGAAGATAATAATACAAGGTCGAAAGTATTTCTTATGGTTCCTAATGATGAGTGGCCTAGCCAAGTCATTTTTGATACTATACAAATATGTTATCAAGGAACTATAAGATGGATAGTGATGGGGTCTCCTGGTCTTTTGAATCAGGTACCACCATATCCTGTTGCAAGAAAAATGACAATTCATTGTTTTTGTGTACTGGATAAACTTAGGACGGAATATAAATACACGCCGTATGTTGATATGATCAGCAAGGATAATCCGGCAAATCCACGAATACTTCCTAATAAGTTTATGGAAAAAGCTGTAATGTGTATCAAAGAACACGATACATTGGACGGATTAGTTGTGTTAGATCCTAATTTTAATATGGAAGATTTAGACACAATGAAACAAGATAATGGAACAGAGATTGATCAAAAGAGGAATATACTACCTAATGACAATTCTGGGAAATCAGACTCACCAGAGCAACCAAAGGAATTGCCTACAGATATACCTCTATTAAATTTTTAACAAGGAAAAAATGGGAAAGTTTATACGCTTCTTTTTGTTATGCTTTTCTATATTAATATTCTGCGGTGTATCGGTACAAGCCATCACCAAAGAAGTCATAGAAGAAGTGAGAAGGTCGGTAGTATTACTATCGTTAAATACATTAAAAAATCCACCCGTTGACGCTCGTAATGCGTTGTGTTCTGGAACAGTTATCAATGAACAAGGTCATATATTGACTAATTTTCATTGTGTATATAACCAGAAGACACTCAATATGTATTATTGGGATGAAAATGATTGGCGAGAATACCAAGTAAAAATAATTGGTAAAGATCCTTTGGCCGATTTAGCTTTACTTGAAGTAATAGGACTAGAAAGAAAAGTTCCTTACTTAAAGTTTGCTGAAGATGAAGGCATATATCCAGGGGCAGAAGTCTTTGCCTTTGGTCATCCAATGGGAATGGCATGGAGTCTATCAAAAGGTATCATCTCTAGTAGAGAGAGATATGCAAGACACCCTTATATCAACTCAATTCAAATAGATGCCGCAATCAATAAAGGAAATTCAGGCGGGCCTGTATTTAATGAAAAAGGTGAGATCGTAGGAATTGCTACATTGATGGTATCAAGGACAAATCAAAATGCGGGAGTAGGGCTAGCAGTTAGGGCAGATGTTGCAGAAAAATCACTTGCCGTGATGTTAGAAAAGGGAAAAGTAGATCGCCCAGCATTAGGTGTTATGATTATTCCTTTGTTCGGGAAAGCCAATCAAAGAGATAAAATATTTAAAGATAATCCTAGTATAAATACATCAATCCCTAACACTTATGGTTTAATGATAAGTGATAAAAATAAACCAACTGATCCTTTACCAAAAGGATTAAAAAAGTGGGATACGATAGTTGGAGTTAATAATGTTCCTACTAACAACGATGTAGAATTTGCTAACGAATTGAGAAAATATAAAATTGGTGATTTAATCAGTATCAATATTCTTAGAGATAAACGATTTATAACAGTTAATGATATTCCTCTAAAAATATTTCCTGTTCCTATAGATAAAATGTATGGGGGAAGGGCACAGCTGAATCCGCTAGCACCACCGATGAATCAAGATAAAAAATAGAGGCAGGAGATGGAAATATGCCAGTAGATATATTCTGGAACGATGGAGATGCGACAATACATATAATGTGTGATGGGTGTGACAAAGAATATGAAATTTTTGTAAGAGATACGACAGGGTTAGAATCATGTTCCTTTTGTGGACACTACCTTGAAGTAGATAGTGAAACCGGAGAAGTAAATGAATCAGAAGAAGATAGCTGGGATTGATTATTCATTAACTTCACCAGCAATTTGTATTTATAGTGAGGAAGAAAATGGTGGATATTTTGACTTTGATAGGTGTATGCTTTATTATCTATCTAATAATGAAAGACAACAACAACTTGCCGCCGGGTGTGGGATAGATAACATAAAGGCTGAATTGTATCCCAAATGGGACACACAAGAGGAGAGGTACGATGGCCTTTCCTCTTGGGTCATATCATTAATACAAGGATGTAATGAGGTGTATCTAGAAGGTTACGCTTATGGTGTGACTTCTAATAGAGCACCGATATATGAAAATACTTCAATACTAAAGCATAAAATGTGGAAACAGAAGATAACATTTACTACTTATCCCCCTACAGTAATCAAGAAGTTTGCGACAGGTAAGGGTAATGCAAATAAAGAACAAATGTATGAAGCATTTATTGATGAACTGTTGACTCCTACAGACCTCAAAGAACGATTAACTCCCAAAGCAACAAAAGTAACAAATCCGATTAGTGATCTAGTGGACTCTTATTTCATCGCAAAATGTGGTGCAGAGGGTGTACTATGACTGATAAAGAACGAAAGAGGATTGCTAATCGAAAATACTATGAAAAAAACAAAGATCGTCTTGCTGAGAAGTGGAAACATGATGACAATCGAAAAGAATACCTCAAAGAATACTACAAAAATAATAAAGATGCTATTCTAAAAAGAGCAAAAGATTGGAATGAACGTAACAAAGAAGCAAGAAAACTGATCATTGAACGTGAAAAACGGGGTAAATTGAAACCCTTTTGGGAGGTAAAATGAAATGGAAAACAACAGAGTATTTTCCCACACTTTTTTATGAATTTAATTGGTCAGAAGATGAAATGCGGCCACTCTTAGAAGAGATGGAAGAAAAAAAGAAAGCAATAAAATACAAATATTTAAATGAGTATGCAAAAGATCCTGCAGATAGAGTAGATGACTATTGGACAGATCATGCCGGTTCAGTAACATTAGATGAATATAATAAATTAGTAGAAGAAGTTTCCACATTATTTCTTCCTTACTTAAATGTTCACCTCATTGCATATTGGACAGCAATTTATGGGGCGAAGGGTTATCATGAAACTCATCAACATAACCCCCATCCTTATGAATCAATTGGTCCTAATATGTCCTCAATTTTCTACTTATCCAATATTGGAGTGACACAATTTTACGCTCCTGACCAACTATCGGGCGATCCAGATATTTTTATTCAATCTGAAGTTGGTAAATTGGTTATATTTCCCGCCCATATCTTACATAGAGCACCGCCTCACATGCATCCCAATGAAGAAAGAATAGTAATCTCAGCTAATTGGAGAATATCAGAAGCTTATCATGGGGGGTTTTGGCAAGCGAGGGATGAAATTGTTCCAATGTCAGCTTCACAGAGGGAATTTCACAAAAAGGAAAAGCCTTTTTCTTAATATAAATATATAATGAATATAAAAAATTATCAAGAAATTATTGATTTGACAGATTACCTTGGCGTGTCAAATGAATACCTCATCCGCAAATTTACGGAAGGTGGTAACTACTTAATCATCGACAGCTTTGGTGACTTTTTAATATTAGAACGAGATAAAGTGGATGCCGTTTTTTCAACAATTTGGAATGACCTTTACGGTCCTATATCAGAAGAAACATCACACATATTAAATTAATAAACACTTGACTTCTATACCGCTTTGTGGTATAATAGAAGTAAACAATAGAAAAAGGAGAAAACGTGGCTACAATGTCTGTACTATCTGATGATGTGGATATTGACACTCTCGATATACTACCTAAATTTCATTCTTTTACTATGGAGAAGATTTATCATTTTGTTTGTGGTGAATGTAAAAATTGGTGGAGCCATGCAACTGATATGGTTTACAGGCGAGGTCAAAATATGTCTTGTCCTCATTGTGGGGAGAAGAGAGGAATTGTTAAAAAGGATGGTGATGAAAATCCACGATGGGAAAGGGATGTGACATAGATGGCAAAAGCAAAAGGATGGGCGAGTTTTGTTTATCGAAAAGTCGTAAAACCAAAACGAACTAGTATAGGTAAATCTAAAAACAGCAGACCAAAAAACAAATACAAGAAAAAGAGTTGGAAAAAATATCGTGGTCAAGGATGAAGATGGAAAATATCATTATATACCACCAGATTCTTTTGAAATAGTAACAACATTAATACGCAAATATAAAGATGAACACGGAATGAAATGGACTCAATACACAGTAAAAATAAGAGAGAAAAAAACGTAATAATTTTGAATTTAGTTTGTCTCAATTTAATCCAAATAATATTATGTGTTACTATATTTGTATTATTAACTTCTTGTGCTCCAGACCATCGACCCCCATTATGGTTACGAGCGACAGAAACATTACCACAAGTGGAAGGTTTCAGTAGAGCAGGATTATTTACTATAAATGGTAAAATATATGTACAATTTTGTGATCCAAACGGGAATCAGAAATGGTTGAGATATAATGAAGACAAACATACATGGAGAGAGAGTAGGTATAATTCTCAAGGATGCACAGATGGTGAAAGAAGTACCGGACCAGACGCCTAATAATGATGAGGAGGGGGTAATAACGAAAGAACCTCCGAAGTCTAAGAAAAGAAAAAAACCACAAAAGCCTGGTAAGTTTGCTGTGATTTTACACAATGATGATTATACACCAATGGAATTTGTGGTGTATGCCTTACAAGAAGTTTTTAATCATCCATTTGACCGAGCTGAAAGAATTATGTTGAGTGTACACAAAGAAGGTATGGGCGTTGCGGGAATATATAGGCTTGAGATAGCCGAAACTAAAGCATACGAGACAGCCGAATTAGCAAAAGAAAATCAATACCCTTTAAAAATAACAATCGAGGAGATAGTGGAATGAAGCAACTTATTGCAAAGTTTAAGAATATTTTTGGTATATCCAAAGATACTGTAGAAGAAGAAATCAAACATAAACCCAAAGAAATAAAAATTGCTAAGAAAAAACTAAAGACTAAGAAGAAAAAAGCAAAAAAACAGGGGAATATAAACTAAAAATGCTCGATAACATATTCCATAAGCATATGATTATTAGGGCAGAAGTGAGTCATCCATTAACTACAGAAAAGGATCTGAAGAAGTGGCTGCGTAATTTAGTAAAAACAATAGACATGAATATCGTTGGAGGTCCGTACGCCAAGTACGTAGCCAAGGAAGGTAATCGTGGAGTAACGGGAGTTGTGATGATTGAAACATCTCACATCTCTATTCATATATGGGATGAGGACAATCCATCCCTGGTGCAGTGTGATGTCTATTCTTGTGCAAATTTTTCCACCGCTGAAGTATTACACCAATTTAAAGTGATGGAACCAACAAAAATAGAGTACATGTTACTTGACAGAGAAGAGGAACTTTCTGTTAAACAGTCTCATGTACATACACCAGAACCAGGAGCATATTACCAAACATGAAAATATCAACAGTAATAATGATATTTTTGACAACAATACTAGTTTCATGTACATCTTCATCAACATCAAAATGGCCTCACGGAATGACACCATTTTTCGCAGAATGTGAAGGAGAAGGCGGAACTTATACAGACAAAGAATACGCTAAAAGAAAGCGGCAACCGTGTCATGGTGGCTGGAAGTTTTTTGATAGAGGCGAACCAACTTTAACAAATGATTAATGCCGATTGATTATAAAAATGAAATAATTTTCATTCATATTCCTAGAAACGCAGGAACTTCTATTCTACGATCCTTTGAGATGAATTATATCGGTCATCATAATTGGGATGATTATAAACGTTTGAATAGTTATTGGATGATTAACAAATACAAAAAATTTTGTGTATTTCGTGACCCCTTAAAAAGATTTATATCATCATATAATTATGCTTCTATGGAGAAGTCGTTTTGGCATCCAGATATTGCTGGAATTCATAAGGACTATGATATATGTAAAAAACTTGATATCAATGGAATAGCAAGATTACTTGAGAGGGGTGTAGAGTTATGGCATGAATCGTGGATTCCTCAAAATTATTGGATTCAAGGTTTGGATGATATTTTGATTTTAAAATATGAAAATATCTCTCAGGATATCCAAAAGGTTTATCCTAATGCCTCACTTAATTATGATAATGTTTCAGAAGAGCTGTCTCATAATATTACAGATTATACAAAACAGTTTATAAAAGAGTTTTATAAAAAAGATTATGAAATCTGGGAAAAACTTCTATCTTCCAATGGAACCAAGACAAAGAGATGAACTCCGTATTGCAATGGAGACTCAATTTCGATATAAGTTTTACAACTCTACAGAGTTTCCCTTTCTACATTCTATAGGTGTAAACCACATTATACAAGGGTTTGAGGCGCCTGATGAGTTGGGATATATTGGAGCACTACATCTTTGGTGGGCACCTGATGAGTCAGATATTGTCTATGATAAGCCGAGAAAGTTTAAGGTTATAGGAACTTGGCACGGAGAATGGTTAGATAGACCAGAAGAAGCTGTCGAATTAGCAATACAAATCCAAGCAAACAGACCTTATAATGAAGATAAATTGATAGAAGTTGCTATACGACATGCTAAGAAAATGGCAAACCTATCAGTAAAAAAGATGGTCAAAGACGCTCTAGAAAAAGAAGATGAACCAGACCTATTGAATTAAAACACACCATGAGTGAAACTGAATACAATTTACATAATAGACATGACATTCCTAAAGACTATAAATGTTGTTGGAACTGTCATTACATGAAATGGATGGTGGGTATCGGACAAGGTGTTCGTTGTAGTAAACCGGCCAACGCTCATAGAGTCTTTCGTGAAAAATGGGGAAAGGATGATATAATAGGTGATACTACAAGACCTAAACTTCCTGTAATTCCAGGCATAGCGAGGTTTTGTGAACATTATACAAATAAAACTGAAAGAGCAAAACACAGAGCAAAATACATCGAACTTTATGCCCATGACAGACAGATATCTTTGTCAGAAGCAGAAGAGGAAGTGGGTTGGGAATAACCCTTAACGGAGATTTCTACTAATGAAACTATCTCTATGGATACTAACAGCAGTGATCATGGGAATAATAATTGGTGAGATTTTAGCAATAATCTATATATGAAAAAAGGTTAATATGGGAATTGGATTTAGTGCAATATGGAATGGACCGAGTTTCTTAGAAAGAAAACCATCAGCTCTCAGGATGAAAGCGAGAGATGAGGCAGGAAAAAAGAAACGTGAAAAGTCAGGAAAATTAAAGATGAGAGAACACATTCATCATAATTGGGATAAAGATTTGTGGGATTAAAA